GACGTCCTCAACCGCGCCTTTTGTATTTGTTGCCTCCTCCTCATCAGCAGGAGCAGGTTCAGCAGGATTGAAACTCGGTGACAAAATCACTGAGCCATCCTTTCCTGTACCTGTCCGTGTGACATACCGGAAGCGTAACCGCTTAAACCGGTAAAGTTGCCACACAATTGCTTCTTTTGAGAGACGAGGAAATACACTCGCTAATCCTGGTTGGATAGAGTACTTCGTTGTTGTGAAGCCCACGCTACCATTAACCGTTCCGAGGAGTTCTGAAGAACGCACGATGTGGGAGCCACCTTGGTTTAACCGAGGTTGTTGCCTACTTCCGTAAGCGACCGGAGCCCCTTTACTCTTATTCTTCATAGCCGGGGCCCTTTTAACTTTGTTGGAAGGCCCTTTCTGGTCAGAGTTGAAATAACTCCAAATCTTGCTGGCATTCTTCTTAACGAAGGGTATGCCATAGTATTTTGCGATTGCCATGAGTCTACCTCTAGTCTCTGGCGAAAGGCTCGCAAAGCCTTGTCTTGCACGATATTGTGTCATCATGCTCTTCTGTATGGGATACGTTGAAGTAACGGACTGTCCATCTCACCTTAACTACTTTCGTAGGAGTGCCGTGCAGTCTCTTGGCATTTTGTTTAGCACAGAATTATTAAGCTTTAAAAAGCACTGATTTTGGACTATTACAAGGTGAAACCCCATGGCAGTTTAACGTCATGCCTAGGACGAACCTCTTTACGAGAGGCGAAGAACATTTAGAGGTGGGCATTCTGGTCCTTGACAAGAATGATGACCTGGACGATTGAAATTCTCGACAATTTCATCTGAAGAAAGGGGTTTTGAATCCTTTCTTAGATGGTGGAATTGTTTAAGAATCCATAAGTCTGGTGGTGGCATCCCGGAAACAGAAAAATAAATTAATAAAAACCTGTTCAACCAAGGATCCTCTTCATCATCATTCATCATGATTTCTCTGAAGGCATAAATTTCATTGCCGTAGAGGTTACGTCGTCCTTGTTTTGTAAATTTGGACCTCGTATTCAAGGAAAACCAGTTTCGCTTTGCCCTAGCGTAGATATCTCGAAGCTTTTCGGCTTCCCGATCTTGCTTTCGAGAGAAGAGAGAGCTTATGTCCTCCTTCAACATCCGTGCAGCCACTAGCCTTTGGGCATATGTGACTTTGTTATCTTCAGGTGAAAAGATTGGATCTAATCCGAGCCCACCAAGGTGGACAGGTAGATACCAATTTGGTTTAAAGAATTTTTGTTTATTAAACCATTTTCCACACCAGAAGTTCATTGCACGAGGGATGAGGGATACTGCGGCCGGTTGGAGATGACACATCTTCGAAACATCTCGCGTGATATCAGTCGGTAAAGCCGTCGAAGCCTTGGCCGGTGTAATAAGTTTCTGGTTGATATAACCAATTCTTACCATACCACCATTAACTTCGTGGAACAGCTGACTGTTAATCATGCATGATTTCAAAGACATGTAGTTCTTTCCAACCGAGAATTTAAAGCCCGCAGACTCACAAGCCTTCTCCAGATACGGCCAAAGTTGTACCGGTCCTTTAAAGACCATATCATCACCATTAATAATAACTTGGTGCCACAACTGCCGTACTTCTCTACGCCTCCTAGGATCAGCACTTAAATATCTTTCCAGTGCTAACCTAAAGACACTTAGATTAATCGTACAAAGGAGGGGAAAGGACAAAACATGGCCCATTAATTGGCCGCCTGTCCCGAACACCTCCTTCGCTTCTAATACTATGTTAGATTTGGGCTGTGGCGAATCTTTATCTTTAATAGATTCACCACAAATTTTGATTGATTTATTAGAATGTTTGTTTATGTTCTTTTTAATTAATCTTCTAGATCTATTATGGCTTTTATTGGAAGCTCTACTATTACTAGGTTTCTCATCGCACGCAGGAGTTTTAAGAGTTGGGTAGAAAAGGTGATTAGGCTCAAATGAGCTCTCGATTAGACTATATTGTTTCCAATCTTTAAGGCCATGAATGGCCGAGAAGGTTGCTTGCCTCTTAAGGAGGTTAGTAGCATCCTTATAGTCAACGGAATACCAGACCCAATCTTTCTCTGCTTTTGCGTGTAAGGACTGGACTTTTTCAGTCAAATCCTCATCCTTCATCGTGGAATACCGGGTTCGTTTCCACCTAGCTAACATCTCAGATTGAGATGGTTGAAGCGCGGTGTAGAGGTACGCATTACCTTTTGTAATCGTACGAATTTTACTCGGTTCGAAGAGTGGAATAACACTAACGGCGTTCATGGACGCAGCTTTTTGCTGTACGCCATGTCTATCGATAAAGGTCTTGAAGAGACTCGCTTCCTTGCGAGTCTCTATGCAAGCCTCATCGAATGTCTTTTGTCTCCACACACGATAATCTTGGTTGAGGTACACCAATGATCCTAAGATTTGTTTATTTGGATCATCTTTCGATGGTAACGAGAATTTCTCAAACTTACTAAACGCACCCCCATCTTTGCGGGTCGCTTGAACAGTAGAGTTTGTACTAGGAAGCATCTTAACTAAATTCGCTTCTTTTCCAGAGAAAATCTCAACTGAGGTATTAACGATCATCTGGTGGAGATCCTCTGGCAAATCGCCAATGGGTTCCTCCATCTG